GGCGAACCCATGTGGGCCGCGGCTGTAACCGCATATAGCACGAGCGACAGCATCAGCCCGTTCGTAGCACTCAAAGCCACAACTTAAGGAGGCAGTGAGATGAGAGACATTCGATTTGCAGAAGGATTGCATGTTGTACCCGTTCTGGCGCCCGCCGACATTGTAGCAACCGATGTTGGAACTGAATTCGTTGACATGAACATGTATCATCATGCCACTTTCCTGATTCAGTTCGGAGCATTAACCAGCGATTCAACCGATACCGCAACCGTCACCGTTGAGGCCTGTGACATCGGAACCACGAGCGATTCAAGCGAAGAGACTATCAATTTCAAATACCGCTTATCTTCAGCGGTCGCTACTGACACAATGGGCGCAATCACCGCCGGAACCACTGATGGAGTTGCGATCACTGCCGCTGATGACAACAAGTTATTGATTGTGGATGTGGATGGATCGGTCGTCGGTAAAGCTGTCAGCAATACCGGGCGTTATGTGCGCTGCTTCATCACCACGAATGCCGAAATGGCAAGTTGTATCGTGGGCGCAATCGCGGTCCTTGAACCGCGGTATCCACAGAACGTCAACGTTTCCAGCTCGTAACCTGGGCCCGATGGGCGGGGGTGGTGATACTGCCCCCGCCAGAATGGAGAGACTATGGCCGATTACACAACCACGACCGACGTCAAAGCCGACATGCCCGACAGCCCGATGTTTGCGTCAACTGATGCCAGTTATGATGCCGTCATTGGAACCATGATCACGGCTGCTTCCAGGCTGATTGATGCCGAAGTTGGTCGCTGGCCAGATTTCTTTTATCCATCCACAGACGACCAGACCCGGTATTTTGATGGTTCAGGTGATGTAGAACAGCCGATTGATGAAATGGTCAGCCTGACAAGCGTTTTTGTGGCCGAGAGTGGTGGAACCGGAGCAAGCGATTACATCACATGGGCGCAGGACACGGACTTCTATATCTGGCCTTATGACTATATCCAACTGGCGCAGCCAATTCAGCGGCTTGTTATTGATTGGAACGGAAACAAGGCAAAGTGGCCGCGCTATCGCAAGAGCGTCAAGGTAGTTGGAATCTTTGGATATTCAGCGACACCGCCAGCCGACATCGCGCAGGCCTGCAAGATACAGACGATGCGCTGGTTCATGAGAGCGAAGCAGGGCTATCAGGACGCGAGCGCGAACCCTGAAGTTGGCCAAATGATGTACCTGCAGCAGTTGGACCCGGATATCAAGGAACTGCTCCGGCGTTACCAGATTGGAAACATAACATGAGTGTAATTGACGACGCGATAGAAAAACTTCAAGCACACGCGCTGGCGTGTACAAGCACGACCATCAGGGCTGCCCCGGACTACCCGCCGGAAGATGCTTCGATCCTTCCGCTGGCTGTGGCTTACATCGCTGAAGGAACCGGGCAGGCCGATAACGCTACCACTGCAAGACTGCTGTTCACCGTCAACGTAGATATTCACTTCTCGCGCGTGACGCTGAAGGGCGCTTATATGCAGCTGAACGCCATCATCCCGGAGTATTTGAAGCGGCTGGCAGGAGATCCGACGCTGGGCGGAACGGTTGAGACGATCAACTTCCCGGTGAGTTTCCGGGTTGTTCCTGCCGAGTGGGGGTCGCTGGTAACGTCAATGGTTCAATTTCAGATCCAGTTGAAATTCATGGAGACATCCATTTGAAAGATACCGTGATTATTTTAGGCAGCCACCCTGGAACTCGTGACGAGTTTGATTTCAGCCGCGAGGACTGCGACATTTGGGTATTTAACGAAGCCGCACAGAAGGAATGGTGCAAGCGGGCGGATGCCGTGTTTCAGATGCACAATCCTGTCATCTGGCGCAACCCCGCCAACCGTAACCATGCCGGGCATTATGACTGGTTGACTGGCGGAGAAACGCCAACTATTTACATGCAGGAGGCTTATCTGGAAATACCAAAGGCTGAACGCTACCCGATTGAGGATGTGCGGAAAAATGAGTTGATGAACTTCAACGGAGGGCAACAATATTACACATCCTCCCCGGCTTACGCGCTGGCGCTGGCAATCGAGCGAGGCTACAAACGCATTGAGATTTATGGCGTCGAGATGGAAACCGACACCGAATACCGCTTTCAGCGTGACGGGATCGCGTTCTGGATTGGCGTGGCTGTCGGCAAAGGTATTGAAGTTGACCTGCACAGCAAGCAGTTTTTGATCGCCCCGCTTTACGGCTATGAAGGCGATGTTAAGCTGGAATATGAGCATTTTACCAAGCGGGTCGAGCAGCTTGAGGAAATGTGCCGGCAGGCGCAAGGTGTTTATGAGGCTCATAAGGCAGAAACAAACCGCATCACTGCCCACTTCACGGAAACCGGAGAGAAACCGGATGACGTGATACAGGCAGTACGCGCCCAGGTAAATCTGGCATATCAGTTCGGGCTTGTCGATGGCGCACGGCAGGAAAACCAACGTTATATCAGGAAAGCCGATATCATGAAACAGGCATCTGGCGGAGATTTTATCTTTGTGCGCCAGGAATTCGAGCAGGCAATACAGTCATTGGTGAAAGAAAAAGAAAAGGAAATGCAGATCGTCAACGCCTTCGCCGTGCAGCTGGGAACTTTATTTGACAAGGCTGTGAATGCGAAGAGCCGGGACAGGCGCCGGGTCCAGATGAACGAATTCACCAGGACGATGAACACATACATCACAGAATCGCTGAAACTAGGTATCTTTCTGGGCGCGGCTAACGAGAACAAGATCCACCTGGACAAACTTACGGAGCTGATTCGCGCCGCTGGTGGGAGTAAGAGCGAGGCAGTGATGATGGAGGCGTTACAGTGCGCGTAGGGCAGAACCCGAACCGGAATGAAAAAGTGCAAATTTACGCGCCCGCCGTGGTGAGCGCGATTGTGCATTTGCCTGTACTGACCGGCTATCACAAACAGCGGTTTGAAGTTGTCCAGTTGTCGCTTGAAACCATGCGCAAGAACGCGGGTATGGAATGCAAGGTGATGGTTTGGGACAACGGATCCTGTGTCGCGTTTCGGAGCTGGCTGCTGGGTGAATACAAGCCGGATTATGTCGTGTTATCCGAGAACATTGGCAAGGCATCCGCCCGAGCCGGGATCGTGCGCATGTTGCCGCCCGATACAATTGTTGGTGTGGCAGATGATGACGTTTTTTACTATCCCGACTGGCTGACCGCGCAAATCGATCTATTGAAGCACTTTCCCAACGTTGGCCAGGTAAGCGGCTGCCCAATTCGTACCCAGGCTCGCTGGGGCAACAAGAACACCCTAGCATGGGCAAAGGAAAACGCGAAGCTGGAATACCTGAAGAAGATCCCGGCGGAGTACGAAATGGATTTCTGCAAAAGCATCGGTAAAGACTATGCTTTTCATGTCAACTACACCGCCAAAGACTATGATCCGATCATTCGCTGGGGCGGGAAGGTTGCCATTGGAACCGCGCATCATTTCCAGTTTATCGGTTATGCCGGTGTGCTCGCGCCAATCGTGAGCTGGGACATCGAGGCTATGAGCGATGAGAAGCCGTTTGATAACGCGGTGGACGCTGCCGGGTATTTGCGGCTGACCACACTAAAGCGATATACCCGCCATATCGGCAACGTCATGGATGATGATATTCGGGAAGAGGCGAAACGCTATGCCTGACGTTTCTGTGATCATGCCGGTTTACAATATCACGAAATACCCGGATGGATGGGTTGAGCGGGCGATCTCTTCGGTTCTTGAATACCAGGCCTGCAGCGTGGAATTGTGCATCGGGGATGACGCTTCCACTGATAAAACACCGAAATTGCTTCGCAACCTTGCGGATAAAAACGAGAATATCAAGGTTGCCTTCTCACAGAAGAACACTGGCGGCGCTGGAAATTCCAACCTGGCGGCTGGAATGGCGACCGGGAAATACTTCATCCTGCTGTCGTGCCGGTCATGGTATGAGCCTGAATCGCTGGCTATGATGGCGAACTACCTGGATAGGAATCCTGTACATGGTTTCGTTTACGGCAATACTGTATTTCACAACAAGACAAAGACAACCCTGAAGATTGCCGAAGAGTTCGCCCCGGAGTTGTTCAAAACAAAGTTCGCGTCCTCATTCGGCTATATGTACCGGCGCGATGCATGGGACGCTGGCAGCCGCTACGACTGCACGATCTGGATCCCAGAAGAAAAGCGCTATATGACGATCGCTGACCGGTCCATGATCATGAGCCTGATCTATGACCGCGGGTTTGATGGCAAGCACCTGGACATAACCGCCCTGCATTACGTCAGGGGCGGCGTGAAGCAGATGAACGATCTTCTGGTGCGCTATAAGGCGCAGATGATGAACGAATACAAACGGCGCTGGGCGCACGTATTAGGAGGTTGAAATATTGAAATATTGCGGAGATGGTTTTCTTCCTGGTGTTCCGGCCAGAGACCTGACCGACAGTTAGGTAAAGAAATTTGGTAAGGAACGACTGCTTGGGTCTGGAATTTATTTCGAAGTTTACCGCAAACCAAAGCAGGTCGTTGCAGAACCAACTTTGTTAGACAAGGAGCATGACTATGACCTACGGAGTTAAAGCTTTACGACAAATACAACTCCACCGCGAGGATACCCAGGGTATCGCATCGACTGACTTTACCCCCTGGCGTGGAACCGGCGTGCTGGAGGACGTTCGGGAAACCGTTTTCCCTGAAGAAGATATCGGCATATTCGGCGGCGTCGACCGCGTTTACACCCCCAAAACTGGCGGGAAGTTGACGCTTGACGAGGTTGAAGCCACGTTTGAGCAACTTCCACATATTTTTGACGCTGCGATCTATGCCGCCACACCAACAACAGACGCGAGCAGCGGCGTGATTCGGACATGGACATTCCCGCTGGTATCGACCGATGCTAAATCATCCACTGACCTGCAAACCTATTCCTTCAAGTTTGGCGATAATGCCGAAGTTGAACAGGCGCATTTTGGCTATGTATCAGATTTCACCATTACGGGATCCGCGGGTGAAGGCCTGATGGCCGGAGCCACGTTTATGACCCGCGATGTCAGCACTGACGGCAACGGGTTTGAAACCGTCACTGTGCCGACCGTGGAAGAAATCCTGTTCAGCAAAGGCAAGCTGTACATTAACGCGGCTAATGAATCATTCGGATTGACGCAAAAGACCGGTACACTGCTTTCAATGAGCCTCAACGTGACCACAGGCTGGCAGGGTATTTACACCGCCGATGGCAGGAGCGATTTCAGCTTCATCAAGCAGGTTCAACCGGAAATCGTGCTTGAGCTGACGTTTGAGCATGATGGCACGGCACAGGCGGAGAAAGCAGCATGGCGGGCAGGAACCGCAAGACTGCTTCAGTTGAAGTTTGAAGGATCCGGGATGACCACCACCGATGCTGGCGCGACCTATGACGTCAAGACCTTCATCATCAACTTGGCAGGTAAGTGGGAGAAGTTTGACGCGCTGGACGAGATTGATGGGGATGATGTAGTGACCGGCACCTTCAGGGCGCGTTACAATGCCACTGCTGCGAAGTTCGCAGAATTTATTGTCGTCAACGAAGTTGACACGATGCCAGGGTAATAACTATGAAAATTGAATTTCAAGCCCCATCAAAAGATCAGCCAGGGTATTTGAAGCGCATGAGAACGGCTATGCGGTTTGGAAACGCCCTGGCAAATGGAGAAGCCACACCGGAGGTACTTGACGAACTGGTGCAGTTTCTCGCGGCGTATGTAACCGAACCCCAGGGTCAGGCAGCTATTGAAGCGCTATGGGAAATGTCCGAAGATCAGTTCTTGAAATTGATTGAAGTGGTTAAGGGAGGCAGCGGTAACGCAGTCCCCCCGACGAGCGCCGCGCCATAATCACTTACTACAACGCCGGGCGCGGCTCACCTCCGGTTTGGGTATTGCTGCTTGAAGCTGCAGAATACGACCCATTGCGGGCGCAGGAGATTGAGAACGGGATTAGTGAATTGTGGTGGGAACGCTGGTTATATGATCGAGAACAGCGGATAAAAGCGCAGGAGAAAATGACACGTGGCAAACACAGTTGAAATTGTCATTAAGGGTATAGACGAAACCGCCAAAGCAATATCGTCATCGTCTGCCAATCTGCAAAAGATGGGTAAGACGATGACGAAGGTTGGCGGCGCGATGACGGTCGGACTGACCGTACCGATCGTGGCCGGGTTTGGGTCGATGATCAATGCCGCGATGGAGTCCGAGAACGAGCTGGCCGAACTCAACGCTGTGTTGGAGTCAACAAAAGGCGTCTCCGGGATGACCGCAGAGGCGCTGATGGCTCAGGCCGATGCGCTCCAGCAGGTGACCAAGTTCGGCGACGAAGCAATCGTCGGCGGGCAATCCATGCTGCTGACCTTTACGAATATTGGCAAAGAGGTCTTCCCGGATGCGACCGTCGCCATGCTGAACATGGCGGAAAAGTTTGGCAGCGTCGAGCAGGCCAGTATGCAGCTCGGGAAGGCGCTCAACGATCCGGTTTTGGGCGTAAGTGCTCTGCGCCGGGTCGGCATCCAGCTCTCGGAGACGCAGGAGCAGCAGATCAAGGACTTTGTCGAGGTCGGGAACGTCGCCGCCGCGCAGAAGATCATCCTGGGTGAGCTCGAAACGCAGTTCGGCGGTCTGGCAGAAGCGGCTGGCCAGACAACGGCCGGGCAGATGGAGATCATGAAAAATCAGCTCGGAGAACTGTCCGAGGATTTGGGAAGAGAGCTCATTCCCCTGCTCATAGAATTGATTCCGGTACTCATTGAGTTTGTGCGCATGCTGCGGGAAACATCACCAGAGTTGAAGGAAGCCGGGCTGGCGGTACTGGCAGTGATAGCCGCGCTTGGACCGCTCCTCTCAATCGTAGGTGGTGCGATAACGCTGTTTGGTACATTGTCCAGTAGCGTGCTGCCTGCTGTTGGAGGTGCGCTGGCCGCGATCAGCCTTCCGGTTGCGGCTCTTATCGCCGCAATCGGAGCATTGATATTTGTGATCATCAAATTCGGAGATGATGCCTGGAATACCATCACCATGATAGCAGCAATTATGCATCAGCTCCTGGTTAATGCCATTGAATCGGTCGTAGATAGATGGATAGCTGGTTTTGATGGAATTGTCGGCGCGATTCGCGGAGTGATTGATTGGGTTGGAGACCTGACGTCAAAATTAATGGGTTTACGGCTTCCATCGTGGCTTACACCTGGATCTCCGACGCCTCTTGAACTTGGTATACGAGGTATCAGTGATGCGATGGGCGGGCTGGTGAAGAACGAGCTGAAAGATTTCTCAGCCGGGATCAACATTCCAGGAACTGAAAATCCAATCCAGGTAATGGACAGTGCCAATCATGGCGGAGCAGTGACGGTTGTGTACTCACCCACCATCAGCCTGGCATCGCAGGCCGAAGTTGAAAATATCCTGATACCCATGATTAGGCGCGCCATGAGGACAGCATAATGGCAAATTACGGTTCATTTTTGTGGGGAGACGGAACGCTTTGGGGCGCGTCCTATGGCGTTTTTCCCGCTGTCGCTTACGGCATCCTGGTTGATTGGGACGGTGACGGGCTTTACGACGATGGCAACGAATCGGCCTATTTGCTTAACTGGTCCTGCGAACGTGGGCGTGATTTCTACTTGAACGCGAATGGTGACGGTTTGGAGCCGGTGAACCCAGGGAAGATCACGCTGACACTCGATAACACATCGGGCAGATATGATCCCTTCAACACTTCCAGTCCGTTATACCCAAACATTCTACCGGGTAAAAGAATCCAGTTGATCGTTCAGGACTCATCCACGCTCACAAATCACACCATCTTTACCGGTGATATCGAAGACATCCGGCCGTTTGCCAAAGATAAAACCGTTCAGATCACAGCCATTGACGCAATGAGCAAGCTCAAAGCACTGGAAACTACCATTGCGCTGAATACCAATATCAAAATATCTGATGCAATTGAAGCAGTTCTCGATTCAATATCATTTACAGATTATTCCATTGACAGCCTGCTGGATGTTATTGCTTATTGGTGGGTGAACTCCCAAAAAGCGGATGCAGCTATTCAGGAATTATGTGACGCTTCTTTCGGGACTTTCTTCGTTGCTGCTGACGGCAAGGCAAAATACTACACGAGATCGAAAGCGGTATCCCCTGTACTGAGCATCACCCAGGATATGATCCTGAAAGACATTGAGGTCCGGCAGCCGTGGGATGTGGTCCGAAATAACATCGATGTGATTGTCAATCCGCTTGTGCTGCAGGCTACTTCCACGCTGTGGACCCTGCGGGATATCCCCAGTGTTGCAGCGGGAGCAACGATAGAGATTTGGGGTAGTTTTTCTTATAACAATAATTCTTGCCCGGCAACGAATGTTATTGACCCAGTCGCAACCACGGATTATCTGATGAACTCAGTATCGGGGGGGGGCGGAACAGATTTAACGGCTTCTTTCACGGTGACCGTGACGATCTTCGGTGAAGCCGTGAAGTTTGTCATCAAAAACAATTCGGCAAGCACCGGCTATATCAACCTTCTAAAAATTCGTGGTGACGCTCTTACCGCTCCGGATCCGGTAAGGATCAATTCCGTTGACTCGACAAGCGCGGCGTTGTACGGGAACCGCACGTTCCGGCTTGAAAGTAAGTGGCTGCAAAATACGAACCTCGGCATTACTCTGGCTGAAACCATCAAGGGATTGCTTTCCAGTGCAAGAAAATATCCCATCATCCAGTTTGAGAGCAGGCCGGATGTGCAGTACACCGCTGACCTTTTCGACAGGATAAATCTTTCAATCGTTGCTCTGGGAATTGATAGTGCTTTCCGGATTGGGTCAATCAAGCATGAAAGCGGAAACACTCCTCAGACAGTGGTTACAACGGTCGCGCTTGAACCTGTTGTGGATGTGGCAAGCGTTTACTGGGTGTTTCCGACTGAAATCGGCGTTACAAGTTATTTAGCGTGAGGTGAAATGGACAAAGTCATTACTGCAAAAGACTTGGCAAATCGAGAAGATTGTCGCTCAGTAGAGGAACGAATTGAAAAGCTGGCGGTTCGGTTCAACCGGAAATATGTGAATGACCGGTTGGCTGGTAATCCTGTTTATGCGCGGATTGATTTTGGCCGCTGGATTGCCGATTGCGAGTGTGGCGGTGCGGAATACGTTGATCCTGATGAGCCGATTTTCTTCTGCTTGTCCTGTGGAAATTCTGCCACTTCTGGCCGTGCGCGGCAGGTAATTTTTCCCGAAGACAGAGACAAGATTGAGAAAGAAGTTATGAGCCGGAAAGTGAAATTAGGAGCCGGTGACGTTATTGAGCAGCAGTTCAACGCGATCCCAGCCGGGAAACCCCGCTCATGGGAAAGGAGTAAGAAGTAATGGCATACTCAGCAGTTCCAACGGTCGTTACTGGTGATAGTTGGTCGGCAGCCAACCATAATACCTATTTGAGAGATAACCTTGCGGCATTGTGGCCGTTCACCACGGCTGGTGATCTTGCTTATGCTTCAAGTGCAACAGCACTAGCCAGGCTTGCGGTGGGCTCTCATATTGGAGATATTATGAGGGTCAACGCGGCTGGTAATGCGCCGGAATGGGGAGGGCTTGTTGCTGCCTTTGGGCAGGATGCCTCAACGGGTTTTGTTGGGTCAGGTGGATCGGCAGATATCACCTTCGATAGTGAGAAATTCGATTCTCATGGGTTCATCGATATTTCTTTGACTCCGAAGAAGATCGTTTTTCCAACCGGACTTGGTGGGTATTATCTAGTTTTGGCGTGTGCTAGATTTGGCGTGGCTTCGGCCGCAACCGGATCCGCTGAAATTATTATCTATCATAAAAACAGTGCAGACGAGCTGAAGAATGATGCTTTGATGGAATATGTCACAAGCAATGACTTAAAAGTACGAGTAGTTTCAACATTCATGATTATTCAGGCTGCGGCTGCTGATTACATCTCTGCTGTCTATTCCAATTATTTGGGCGTCGGAAATGCAACTGCAAACCATATTAATATTGGCGTTCTTAGACTTATGGCTTTGTGAGGTAAGTTATGACAAGTTTTCCTGCTTCCACTAAATCATGGACTGCTTTGGTAGATGGGCTTGATCAGGCAAAAGCCGCTGATGTAAATACCGCATACGATGAAATAACAGCGATTGAAAA